AATGTACCTTTGAATGGTGATATGGCAGGATTGTGTGTAGCTACAGATAATAATCGTGATCCTTGGTACAGTCCAGCTGGATTTAATAGAGGTCAGATTAGAAATTGTGCTGGATTGTTATTTGATCCAAATCAAACAGCCAGAGATAAATTATATAAAAGTAATGTTAATCCAGTAGCATCGTTTCCAGGCGAAGGATATGTTTTATTTGGAGATAAAACATTACAGACAAAACCTAGTGCTTTTGATAGACTTAATGTTCGTAGATTGTTTATTGTAGTAGAGAAAGCAATTTCAAGTGCATCTAAGTATGCATTGTTTGAATTTAATGATGAATTTACTAGAGGTCAATTTATTTCATTAGTAGATCCTTTCTTGAGGAATATTCAAGGTCGTAGAGGTATTTACGATTATCTAGTGGTGTGTGATGAATCAAACAATACACCAGATATTATAGATAGTAATCAGTTCGTTGGTGATATTTTTATTAAACCAACTCGCTCTATTAATTTCATTCAGTTGAATTTCGTAGCGGTAAAAACTGGTGTTAGTTTTTCAGAAATAGTAGGGGCAGTATAAGGAGAAATAAAAATGTCATTTAACATTAATGGATTTAGGGATGCATTACCTCATGGTGGAGCTAGGGCTAATCTATTTGAAGTAGAGATTGCAACTCCTATAATAGATATTGGCAACCACGCGTCGGCCGATATAATAAATAAGGTAAAATTAAATGCTAAAGCAACTACGATTCCACCTAGTACTATTGAGCCGGTAGAAGTTCCGTTTCTTGGTAGGAATTTTAGATTGCCGGGAGGTCGTACCTTTGATGATTGGTCAACTATGATTACTAATGATGAAGATTTTAAAGTTAGGGATTTCTTTGAACAATGGTCTGATAGAATTAATAGTCATGCTACAAATCAAACTGATAGTATATCCACGTTAGCTTTACAGGATGGACAAGGATATGCGGTAGATGCAAAAGTACGTCAATTCGGTAAAAAAGGTGATGTAGTTAGAGAATATCTTATGGTAGATGCATGGCCCCATACAATTGGAGAAATTTCCTTGGATTGGGCTGAGAATGGTACTATCGAAGAATTTGAAGTTACATGGGCATTCAGTTGGTGGGAATCTGTTGCGATGAGAGATAAAGCAGCAAAATCTCAATTTTCAGCAACTAATAATAAAACTTATAGATAATAGGGATAATTAATGAATTTATTAGAAGCTTGGTCACAATGGCTACCAGAAAAATTATTGGGGTATAAGGTCGGGAAAGGCAAAAAGGACTTAGAAAGCTTTGCCCCTCCGCCACCAGATGATGGTGCGGTAAATTTAGAAGTTGGTGGTGCTTACGGTACTTACCTCGATTTTGAGGGAACAATTCGCAATGAAGTAGAATTGGTAACTAAGTATCGTGAGCTAGCTATCCAGCCAGAGTGTGAAGCTGCGATTGAAGATATTGTCAATGAAGCCATTGTTATGGATGGTTATAAAGTGGCAGTAGAGTTGGAATTGTCTGAAGCAAAACATCTATCGGATAAAATAAAAGAGAAAATTTACTTGGAATTTCAGGATATTTTGAATATGTTGAATTTCCAAGTGGATGCTCATGATATTTTCCGAAAATGGTATGTGGATGGTAAAACTTATTATCATATGATAATAGATGAAGCAAATCCTAAAAAGGGTATTCAGGAATTAAGGTATATAGATCCTAGAAAAATTAGAAAGATTAGAGAAATTGTACGTGAACAGGCTGCAACTGGTGTAGATATGGTTAAGAAAACTGTAGAATTCTATGTCTATGATGACGGTGGAGTTCACGACCATACTCAAGCATTGAGTGGAATCAAGATTACACCTGATTCAATAGCAATGTCAAATTCGGGTTTATATGATCATGCAAATGGTGCAATAGTCAGTTATTTACACAAAGCTATTAAACCAATGAATCAACTTAGAATGATGGAAGATGCATTGGTTATTTATCGTATTTCACGTGCACCAGAACGTAGAATTTTTTATATTGATGTGGGTAATTTACCTAAGGCTAAGGCAGAACAATATCTTAGAGATATGATGATCCAACATAAAAATAAATTAGTCTATGATGCAGTTACGGGTGAAATTAAGGATGATCGAAAGCATATGAATATGATGGAAGATTATTGGTTGCCACGTAGAGAAGGTGGTCGAGGAACAGAAATTGATACACTTCCAGGCGGTCAGAATTTAGGTGAATTAGAAGATATTTCATATTTCCAGACTAAATTGTATAAATCGCTGAATGTTCCGTCTAGTAGATTAATTGAGGATAATAGTTTTAGTTTGGGTCGAGAATCAGAAGTTACTAGAGATGAGTTGAAATTTTCAAAGTTTATATTGAGACTTAGGAACAAGTTTTTAGCCTTGTTTGATACAGTGCTTAAAACACAATTACTTCTGAAGGGTATCATAGCGGAAGAGGAATGGCAACCCATTAAGGATAAAATGTTCTATAAATGGGCTGAAGATTCTTATTACAGAGAAGCCAAGGCTCAGGAGATTTTACGTGGTAGGTTAGAATTGGCTAGAGATGTTAGTGATTATACTGGTAAATTTTACTCGATTGATTATATTAGACGTGAAGTTTTACAGCAAACAGATGAAGAAATTAAACGTCTGGATAAGGAAATGAAAAAGGAATTGGATAAAGAAAGAGAATTAGCTGCTCTGGGTAAAGGTGGAATGGGTGGTATGGAGCCTGGAGATGATGGTGGAGATATGGCATGGCAGTATGATCCTTCACTAGAAGCTGGATATGATGCTAGTTTATCTCCTGATAAGAGTAAAAAACCACCTAAACCTAAAAAAATGGACGAAATGGATCAGCAAGAAGTAGATTCTGTCCTAAGAGAATTGGCAGATGATATAAAAAACACTGGACATAATGGATCAGAACAATTAGATAATTTTGATTTTGATTTATATGAAGGCGATAGTGATAATGGTCAGAAAGAGGATATAGAGATAGTCATATGAATCAAGCAGACGTAGCAATTTCCCATGTTAAAATTGCCAAAACTCTAATTTCCTATACTAATACACAGATAGAAAAATTAGAAGAACGACTTTTGAACGCTTTGGAAACGGTAGTTACTAAATCCCGAAATTTATATGAAAATAGGTTCGTGGAATTTCAAGGTGATCAGGGTATTCAAGGTGATCGGGGTATTCAAGGAAAAACTGGAAACGAAGGAAAGCAGGGTTTACAGGGTGAAAAGGGTATTCAAGGGGCAATGGGATTACAAGGCCCTAAAGGATTACAGGGTAATATTGGTCTAACAGGCCCACAAGGAAATCAAGGGAATCCATTTGTATATGAAGATTTTGAGGTAGAGCAATTAGAGAAATTGAAAGGCCCACAGGGAGAACGGGGTTATGATGGTAAATCCTTTCAGTTTGAAGATTTTACACCTACTGAATTGATGTCATTAAGAGGGCCTAAAGGTGAGCAAGGAATTATTGGAGAACAGGGAGAACAGGGAGCTATCGGCCCACAAGGTAATATTGGAGAACAGGGAGAAAAGGGTAAAGACTTTACATTTGATGATTTTACATCAGAACAGTTATTTAGAATGAGAGGCCCACAGGGTGATAGAGGTGATCAGGGCATACAAGGTGAAAAGGGCGATGTAGGAAATTTATCTGATATGACGGATGACGAAGTTGAATTTATTAAGGAAGCTATCGGTGAGGTCATAACACCTGATTCTTTATCTAAGATTTTAGGTGAATTTAGAAATGATATTACTACTAAATTGTCTAACATGGTTATGAAAGATGCTATTTCGACTCATTCTGGTGGCGGGGAAGTAAATTTTGTTAATTTGGATGATATTTCTGAACAAATAGAAAAAATTACTGCTACTTCTAGTGTTAGTATTATGTATGATCCAGTTGAAAAGACATTGGTATTTGAGAATCCAGCAGATGGTGGAGAATTTTAAGGGGAAATTATGAACGACAAACAAAATTATGCGATTGAAGATATTATAACAGCAATCCAGAATAAGGAGCCTATTGAGGTAGAAAAAGCTTTTTCTGATGTGTTGTCTAATAAACTTAAAGATACATTAGATACTAAAAAACAAGATCTTGCTAAAGCTGTTTTTAGTCCTGATACTAAATCTGAGGATGACGGAAAAGATTCTACAGATGAGGATGAAGAAGCAGACATAGATGAATCCGATAGGTTTACTAGTTCTGATAAAACTAAAAAGTCTGATAGAAAAAAGAATAAGAAGAAACGAGAAAAGTGGCTAAAAACCGCTGGTGGAAAAAAGTATTCTAGGAATCAGGAAAAAAGACAGGACAAAGTAAAGAAGGGAACGGTCAAAGTGGATAAGAAAAGATCTAAACAACAAAAAAGTATTTCGAAGGCTTATAAAAACGAGAGGTAAATCATGGCAGCAACAATTTTTGAACAACATCAATCAGGTGGAACTGCAGCCTTTTTGGTAACTGGAACAGATACCATAGATTTTGGAGCAGATTTGACTGATGCAATAGAAACAGATACTGATGTTTATGATAATAGTCAAATTTCTATTACTAAATTACATTGGAGTGCTGGAACTACTATTCAAATTACTGATGGTGTTGGTGGTTCTGTTGATTTTACTTTGAATGGTAATGGTGCATGGTGTCAGTTTAATGGATGGACTCCAGTGGTATGCGATAAAGGTAAAGGACTTACTATTACTTTTAATGGTACTGGTTCGTTGTTCATTGAAGTTAAAAAGCTATCTGGTTTCCCTCATAGAAATGATTATTCCAATGCTGCAATATAAGGAGAAGATATAATGAAACTTATTACAGAGCAGGTAAATGATTTATCCTTTGTTACAGAAGAAATTGCTGGGAAAAAATCGCTTTTTGTTGAAGGGGTATTTCTTCAATCAGATGTTAAGAATAAGAATGGTAGAATGTATCCAAAAGAAATTTTACAGCGTGAAGTAAAACGTTATAATGAACAGTATGTCAAAACAAAACGTGCTTTTGGAGAATTAGGTCATCCTGATGGCCCAGTTATTAATTTGGAACGGGTTTCTCATATGATAACTTCTCTAAAGGAAGATGGTAAGGATTTTGTTGGTAAAGCTAAGATTATGACATCTACTCCATATGGAAAAATTGTGGAGTCACTTTTGGAGGAAGGTGCTACATTAGGTGTATCTTCGCGTGGTATGGGAACACTTAAAAAACAGAAAGGTGCTGATGTGGTACAGGACGATTTTTATCTTGCTACGGCAGCTGATATTGTTGCAGATCCTTCTGCTCCCAATGCGTTTGTTGAAGGGATAATGGAAGGTAAAGAATGGATATATCAGGATGGTGTTTTTAAGGAAGAAACGTTAGCAAGGTTCAAGAAAAAAATTGAGAACACAAGTAGATTTAGTAAAGACAGAGAAGCGATGATCTTGGAATCGTTTAAAGATTTTTTGTCAGAGATCTAAATTTTTATAAATACATAGTAAATAAGGAGAACGAAAAATGGAAGCTCTCGAAAAAGAAATTAAAGCAATCATTGAATCAGACGAAGTAACAACGACTGATGATACAGATGAATCCATTGAAGAAGCTTATAAGACCAAAGATCAGGTCAAAGCTGAAGTTGATGAATTACTCAGTACAATGAAACGTAGCGAGCTAGTGGATGCTCAAGACAAATTAACTCCACAAGAAGAAACAGAGGAAGAAGTACAGGAAGAGGCAGATGAAGATGAAGCTTCTGTAGAAGAAAACGATACGACTTTTTCAACTGATAAATTGAAAGAAGCATATGATGATGTTTCAGACGATGATGATGAAGAAGTTGATGAAACAGATGATTCCGAAATAGATGAAGCAAGTATTAAGAAGGTTGTCTCAGAGATGAGAAAGGCGCTTAAGGTTGCTAAAGTTAAAGTGGAATCTACAAAATTGCAGAAGGCTTCTCGTAAATATTACAGTGAGAATAAAAAAGCTGTACAAAAATCTTTAAATGCTAAAATTACAAAGACAGAAGTAAAGAGTAGTTTTGATCCAACTTTGAATAAAGAAGAAGTTGATACTCATGTTGAAGCACTGTTGGAAGGCGAAGGTCTTTCAGATGATTTCAAAGAAAAAGCTTCTGTTATTTTTGAAGGTGCTGTTAATAGTAAAGTTGATTCGACTGTTGAGAATTTAAAAGAACAGTTTGATATTCAATTAGAACAAGCAACGGAACAAATTCAAGATGAATTAGCTACTAAGATTGACACATATTTGAATTATGTTGTTGAGCAATGGCTAGAAGATAATAAATTGGCAGTAGAGAAGGGTCTTAGAACAGAATTGACTGAAGATTTCATTGGTGGATTAAAAACACTATTTGAACAGCATTATATTGACGTTCCAGAAACCAAAATTGATATTTTTGACGATCTATCAGAACGTGTGGAAGAACTTGAAGATAAGTTGAACGCAGAAATTGACAAGAATATTCAGTTAGAAGAAAAATTAAGTCAGTCTGAGAAAGAAGGCATTATCGAAGAAAGTGCACAAGATTTATCAGAAATTCAAACCGAAAAACTAAAAGAATTGGCCGGAGTCGTTGACTTCACCTCAACAAAAGAGTTTTCAGAGAAGGTTCAGATGATTAAAGAGAATTATTTCCCAACTACATCAGAATCTAAGTCAGTTGAATCAGCCCCAGAATACGTTGGTAAGGGTGGATCAATGGATCGTTATACTCAAATGTTGTCTAGGTCTATCAAGTAAGTTATTTTTAAATAAAGGAGAAAAGAAAATGTACTTAGCAGAAAATTTAATCGAAAAGTGGGGGCCGGTACTCAATCATGAGTCACTGCCCGAAATTAAAGACCACTACAAGAAAACACTAACAGCCGTTCTATTGGAAAACCAAGAAAAGGCTATTAGAGAAGAACGTGCAGCTCAAATGGGATTCTTGTCGGAAGCCGGTGCAGTTACTACTACAACAGGTAGTGGTACTACAGGTGACGGAACTCCAGCTGGTTTTAGTGGAGGAGCTCAAGCTCCTGTCGCTGGTTATGATCCAATTATGATCAGTTTAGTTCGTAGAGCCGTTCCACAACTTATTGCTTATGATATTTGTGGTGTTCAACCAATGACAGGCCCAACGGGTTTGATCTTTGCGATGAAATCTACTTATACAGATCAAGGTGATAATTCTGGTGGAGAATTTGGAACAACAGACGCAACAGAAGCTCTGTTTAATGAAGCAATTACGGGTCATTCAGGTGCTGATACAGGTGATACTGTTGCAGGTGTCGATAATAGTACCGCAATTAGTACTGATCCATTTGCTACTGATCCAGCCGGATCAGCTCCATATGGTACTAATGCACAACCGGGCGACACCCCAGCACAGTCAGATATTAATGAAGATGCTAGCGTTTATACTTTTGATGGTGCAATGCAAACACAGAAAGCTGAAGCTCTAGGAACTGCTGCTGATAGTCATTTCCGTGAAATGTCATTCAGTATCGAGAAAGAAGCTGTGACTGCTAAGTCACGTGCTCTTAAAGCTGAATACACAACGGAACTCGCACAAGACTTGAAAGCTGTTCATGGTCTTGACGCTGAAACCGAATTGGCAAATATTCTCTCAACGGAAATCTTGGCCGAAATCAACCGAGAAATCGTCCGTCTAGTTAATATCGTTGCCAAACGTGGTGCACAAATTAATACAGCTACTCCTGGCATTTTTGAC